GCTCTCTTCAATTTCAACACAAAGATACGGCGCCTCACGGCTACCGGTCAATGTATTGTGATTAGGAAAGTAACTGGATGTTCTCCATCCAAAGTAAAGGCGTGCTAGACCCTTACTCCAAATCGTTTGTATCCAGCATCATCCCTCAACGCGGGTACGCTGAGCGATCAAACTAGATGTTCGAACCGAGAGTGTAAAGTCCCAGCCCGAACAGGGTTCCTGGGGCGATTAACCCAAAAATACCCTATCCGCCACACCGGACGAGCCCTACAAGTAACGACTAATACCTACGCAACAATCCCACCCAGGCATTTAACCTGTTGCATTAAAGCAGATGAAACCCCTGCGCAACCACTAATCGTCCTCCATAAGGTCGGACGGCATAACTATATCTAGCTCTTTCGCCGCCACGGGTCGTGGTCCTTGCGACTCGCGCGGACCCGTACCCACTTCAGCGCTCGCCTTAAGGGCACGAGCTCTCCACCGTTCCCACAAGCCATAGATGGCTGACATCGGTTGTTTAACCGCTTCGTCCTTCAACTCGACTACCCCTAGTCGAGATCCGAACTCAGCGATCGCACTCGCTCTGTCCTCCACCACGCCTACAACCTGTTTAAAGATAGCAGACGCTTGTACGGCCAGGAGTTTGATATCGAGACGCTGTAGATGCTTAAGGGAAGCTCGCGCTTTCTCTTCCGACTCCTGGAACTTCACAATGCTGGTATTAACCTTGCTTTCTAGGTACCGTTCTACTGGTGTAGGGAGAGGGTACTTCGACTTAGGAGAGTGTCGGGCTAAGCCCTTCACTTCCCCTTCGCCAAAGAACAATCTCGTCACTAACTCATCAACACGGGCCGCTAGCGGATCCAACACCTCAGTTATGAGGGGCTGTGCCCAACTATTGAACCATGTCATGGCATCAGGACCATACAATACAGGCAGCATAGGGCCCTTAGTAGCCAACCAATCAATCCAGGTTGGACGCGCCAGGACGGTACAAGCCGAAGGATGGGAAGCAATAACGAGAAACGCGCGCAGGCGTGATGGAATATTCTTCCATTGCGCCCCCACGCGAGCCACGGTACGCTGACCAGCTCCGAACGCCAACGCCACTTGGGCAGCTGTTAGGCTCAAGCCCATACTACTAACCCGCTGAAGAGCAGCCACCCCCCCAGACAAGGATGTCTGAGAGACCGACCACAGCTTCCACGGGAAAGCAGCACAGTCTTTACCTTGCACGAATACTTTCTTAGCAAACTCACATGATAAATTGTCATTCACCATGGACTTACTAATACCGATACCCATACCCAACCACTTACATAAACGTTTGTACTTGTTTGCGACTCTAACGTCAGCAATGACGATATCGTCTCCAAGCAAGGCGTAAAGCTTAAACCAACCCTTATGTCCACTAAGATAAGCAGCAAACTGCACAATCGCGTGATGCGTAAGCGCAAATACCGCCCACGAAGAGTAAGCCCCCATTGGTTGACCTACCGCATACTTTACCATTTTCGGGAACTTCCCTGGTTCCCGCTTTTGTTTAGGTACGTGATAGAATCTTCCAGTGAGCAACTCCCTCCACGCAGCTGCGTACGTAACGCCGTACATCACGGCCACTACTAACTCCTGTAACGCAACAGGACATCTGTCCGTCGCTGCAGAGAGATCAAATGAATGAAACACCGCACCCTTAGGGGCTCGTTTTAACAAGTCCTTAAC